GAAACTAAGTAAAGAAACAATATCCGTACTAAAAAACTTTAGTGCGATTCAACCCAACCTCGTAGTTAAGCCTGGCTCGACTATTTCAACATTGGCTGATGCTAAAAACATTATTGCCGAATCAAATGTTAAAGAAACATTTCCGCAGGAGTTCGGAATCTACAATCTAAATGAATTTATTAATGCACTTTCATTAGTTGAAGACCCTGAGCTAGAATTTTCTGAAAGACACGTCACAATTGTTGGCAGTGATGGAGCTAAAGTAAAATACCATTTTGCTGATTCATCTATTCTTACAAAGAAAGAAAAGGACATTGCGATGCCACCAAGTGAACTTCGTGTAACTCTAACCGATGAACAGATTAATACTATTCGACGCGCTGCAGGAGCACTTGGTCAATCAGTACTTTCATTTACAATTGAAAACGATGAATGCATTGCTCGAGTCAAAGACCCAAACAACGCTAGCGCGAATTCCTTTTCGCTTGTAGTTGGAACGGGAATGAGTGCAACGTATAATAAAGAGTTCTGTGATGCAATTGATTTTCAATTTCTAATCGCTAACTTGAAGCTTATACCTGGTACCTATAACATCGATATTTCAAGCAAATTGATTTCAACGTGGAGTGGTAATGATGTAAATTATTTCATTGCACTAGAAAAGACCAGTAAGATTTTTGATAAATAAAATCTTTAACCTACACAATAATATTATGAGTGAAGAAGAAACAGAAACACAAGAACAAGAAGCGCCTCAGCCTTCTGAAATTAACCTGAATGACCTTGCGGTTGTTCTTCAAATTATCGACGTGTGTTCCAAACGTGGAGCGTTCGAAGGTAATGAACTGAAAGACGTAGGTACACTACGTGAACGAATCGCTACCTTTGTAAATGCAAGAATGCCTAAAAAGGAAGATGTTGAAGACAACGGTGAAGGTGATTCAGATGACGCTCCAACAGAGCCAGTGGCTGCTGCTGAGAGTGATGCTTAATTCAATGGAGGTCACATTATGTGGCCTCCTTTTTTTATTATATTATGCGAGAAAATTTATTATGGGTTGAGAAGTACCGACCCAAAACAGTTGAAGACTGTGTACTTCCGAAAAAATTAAAACAAACATTTTCTGAGTTTGTAGCGAACAAAGATATTCCTAACATGATTCTTGCTGGTACAGCGGGAACAGGAAAGACTACAATCGCACGAGCTTTATGTAATGAGTTGAACGTTGACTCATTGATTATTAATGCGTCTGATGAAAGTGGCATCGATGTTTTACGAAACAAGATAAAACAATTTGCTTCTTCTATGACGTTAGATGTAGAATCAAAGTATAAAGTAATTATACTAGATGAAGCTGACTATCTAAATCCGCAATCTACTCAACCAGCTCTTCGTGGTTTTATTGAAGAGTTCGCGGGTAACTGTAGATTTATACTTACATGCAATTTCAAGAATCGTATTATCGAGCCCTTACATTCTCGTTGTACTGTTATTGATTATACTGAAGTAAATGACGCAAAGATTTATCCCGCCTTTATGAAAAGGCTTATTTATATTTGTGAATCAGAAAACATTGAATTTGACAAACAAGCTATTGCTGATTTGATTATGAAACATGCGCCAGATTGGCGGAGAGTAATTAATGAATGTCAACGCTATTCAAGTTCAGGTAAGTTATCTACTGAAGTATTAGTTTCAAATGATGCTTCTATTATGTCTCTTGTAAAACATTTAAAAACAAAAGACTTCAAACAAATGAGAGCATGGTGTGCTTCTAATTCTGATATTGATACGTCTGTAGTATTCCGTAAGATATATGATAAGGCTTATGATATACTTGACCCACAATCAATACCACCTATAATTATTTTACTAGCGGACTATCAATACAAAGCTGCATTTGTTGCAGATCACGAACTAAACTTAGTTGCTTGTCTCACTGAGATTATGGCAACTGCAACATTTAAATAACATGAAAAAACAAAAGAAAAGTAAATGCTGTGTGTGCTCTCCTAACTACGGTTCAATGAACTTTTGGAAGAATAAAGATTTCTGGCAATCGGTCTTACTATACGTATGTATGATAGGATTATTTTATCTCGGTGCAATGCTAGCGGGGCTAATACAATGAACATAGGAAAATACTGCATAGACATTACAGAGTTTGAATCACGGCCGTGGTTTAGAGTCGAGCTTGAATACGAAGACAACAGCGAAGAGAAAGGATATGTTTATGTCCATCGTGGTTGGCTATGGTTTGTTGTGTCGTATAAAGAAAGCTTTGGTTGGAAAGAATTTCAAGAGACCATTCACAACATTGTTGACAATAAGAAAAAATAATATAGTATTAATAGTATGGGTAAAGGTATGACACCAAAGAAAGGCTATAACGATAAAGCCTACAAAAATAATTATGATGCCATTGATTTTTCTGGTGTACGTAAAAATCGGCAGGGCCTAATGGGTTCGAAGACTCGCGTACATGGTGATAGAAAAGCAAAGCACACTAAGAAGATACATCAAGAAGAAATAGATGACGCCATTTGATTTTTTAAATTCTATTAACGAAAAGAAAAAATATCTTTTCGAAGGTTGTATTGCAGATGATTCTGGTGAAGCGGCCGATCTTGATTCAGTAGATAGAAAGTATACACCCTTTATGGTGAATCGCGGACTATCAAACTTTGCTGATACTATTTTATTTGCAAATGAAATGAATGGACGTGCTCACATGTCTAAGAAAATGCAATACGATTTTCTTTTTCATTCTGTAAGACACAAGAGACGATTTTCGAAATGGCACAAAAAAGCAAAAGATAGCAAAGACATTGAACTAATTAAAGAAGCATATAATTGTAATCGCGAACGAGCTGAAGAATTTTATGACTTACTTGATATGGATAAGCTTAGAATGTATATGTCAAAAGGTGGCATATTATAAATAACTAAGTGAATGAATACAAAATAGAATGGACACCAGAAAGTATGTTGGAGGTTTCTCTTTCTGAGCCCGATGACTTTTTAAAAATTAAAGAAACTCTTACAAGAATAGGAGTAGCATCTAAACGTGATGCTCAAACATTATTTCAGAGCTGCCATATTCTACACAAACAAGGCCGGTACTTTATTGTACACTTTAAGGAATTGTTTATGCTTGATGGAAAACCGTCTAACTTTACAGAAGACGATTTAGCAAGACGAAATACAATTGCAACTCTTTTATCTGATTGGGGTTTACTTGATGTACTTAGTGAAGAAAAAGCAGCTGAAAGAACTTCATTACGTAATATAAAAATAATATCTCACCGCGATAAGAACAATTGGGTTCTCGAAGCAAAATACTCAATAGGAAACGTAAAAACGTATAAATAATAACATGACAGACATAAGCAAATTAACAAAAGTAGAATTAGAAGAACTCGGTAGAGAGCACGGAATTGAGCTCGATCGTAGACTTACTAAAAGCGCTCTAATTGAACAATTAGAAGAAGTAATAACAGAAGAGCCTTCATCATTGGTTGACTTAAAAGCTGAGTACGTTGAAGAAGCACCTGTTTTAAAAGAAGTAGTTCCAGCACCTTCTGGTCAACTTTTGACAGAAAGAACTAAGCCAAAACAATTTGTAGATAGATTGTTTGCTGACGTTGACGGTAACGTTCTTAAGTTCGCAACACGTGGAGCAGCTCGCTCGACCGGCAATAGATATGACGGAAAAGTGCTTGAACAAGACGGACATTTTGTTGTTCGTAAATACTAGTTTTTAGTATAAATAACTTTATAGATGGTGCTCACAATGAGGCCATCGCCCTTAACCTGCCTAACGGAGGATAAAATAAAATGACAAATACATACACGTGGCCATCTCAGGCCTGGACTATCGGTTTTGATTCTATGTTTGATAGAATCGAAAAACTACAATCACAACAACAAGGTTATCCACCTCACAATGTTGTGAATCACGGCGAAGACAAATACGAAATTGCTCTTGCTGTTGCAGGCTTCAACGAAAAAGATTTATTCGTTGAGCAAGAAGAAAACGTTCTCACAATCGCATCAAAGGATGTAGATTTGAACGGTAATAAAGAATACATCCATAGGGGTATTGCAACTCGTAAATTTCAAAAGAAATTCACATTAAGTGAATATGTTGAAGTTGAAGCTGTTCGACTCGTAGATGGTATTCTTTCTGTATACTTACAAAAAAATATACCAGAAGAAAAGAAGCCGAAGCGCTTTGGTATAAATACATCAATAGATACAACAAAAGAATTTTTAACTGAATAGTTTTTTCTGCGTTAAACATTAAGTCCGTCGAGCCTTATTCCTGCTTGGCGGGCTTTTTTTTATTTACTTTTGCGGAAAACTCTATATAGTATATACTATGATTGGCTTTTATACCTCCATTGTACACAAAGGAAACACACTATTATATCGCGGCTACGATCAAAACGGTAAACGCGTTCAAGAAAGACTAAAGTTTAGACCGACTTATTATCTCGAGTCTAAAAAATTAACATCAAAGTATCACGGACTTGACGGTACACCTGTTGAGCCAATGACGTTCCCGTCAGTTAAAGACGCGAATGAGTTTGAAAAACTCTACGAAGGCGTAAAAGATTTTAAAATCTATGGCAACCCACGCCACGTACCTGCGTTTATTCAACAACATTTTCCTAATGAGATCACGTTCAACCGCGCTCTTGTAAACATTGGCTCTTTTGATATTGAAACTGCATACGGTGACGGATTTCCAACACCCGAGAATCCTGTTAATGGCGTATTAACAATTGCATACAAATCTTCAAAAGAAGAGTTCTATCGCGTATGGGGTATGAAGCCCTATGACGAAACTCAATGCAGACTTAAGAATCTCGAAGTAAGATATAAACAGTTTGCAAGTGAAGAAGCAATGCTTACTGATTTTATTAATTATTGGTCAGACCCCGAAAACACACCAGACGTAATTACAGGTTGGAACACAGAGTTCTTTGATGTTCCTTACTTACTTGCTCGAGTAGAGCACTTGCTTGGAACTACAATGATGAAAAAGTTTTCGCCTTGGAATAATGTTTGGCATCGCAATGTAATAATGTTTGGTCGTGAACAACGAGTAACTAACATTGATGGTATACCAAACTTAGACTACATGGGCTTATTTAAAAAGTTTGCTTACTCTTATGGTAACCAAGAATCTTATCGACTTGACCACATTGCGTCTGTTGTACTCGGCGAAAGAAAACTTGATTACTCTGAAGCTGGTTCGTTGCGGAATCTTTATGAAGTTGACTTTCAGAAATACATCGATTATAATATAAAAGACGTAGAATTGATTGAACGCTTTGAAGAAAAGCTCGGTCTTATTACGCTAGTAATGACAACTGCATATATCGGTGGAGTAAATTACACTGACACTCTTGGCACTACTGCGATATGGGATTCAATTATTTACCGACGTCTTATGAGAAAAAGAACAGTGCCTAGACTTCGACAATTACCACCAAGTAACTATACTCCGTATGGAGCAAAGGTTGGTTCTCTTACTCACAATGGTAGGCCCGGTGATAGA